ATTTTTTCCTCCGAAAATTCTATCCCAATTATCTTTGTATTCTTGTGTGTAAAATCCGGGTCTAGGATTAGCTCCTTTTGATCCGTGTGTGTTTTTGTAAATAGGACTCCTGAATGTTACAGGTTTCTCATCTGAACCAATCTGTGGCATAATATATCTCTTAAAATACTAATGAATTAATATAAAAACATAGTAGCATTAAACCAAACATACCTACTTGAATAACTGACATCAGTGCGACAATACTTAATTGTCTATCTGCCCACCAGCTTAATTCAGTCTTTTGCCACTCATTAAAGTCCATAGTATTACTTTACTTGAACCAACCTTTTACAATGTCAGTCCATTCAGGCATGTATTTGTCAACCAAACACCAACCAACAATACCAACCAACGCTATTATAATAATTATTTCCATATTACCATTTCACCTTGTCAGCCCAAAATGCTGCTGACATTTTTCCTTTTTTAATGTTTGCACGATGTCTAGCTTTAAAAGACTTTCTTTTCATCGTAGTTTTACGAGACTCACCTGCTTTAGGCTTACCAGCAGTCTTAGCTCCTTGTTGCCCAAACCTAATTGTCTTTATCTTGTCACCTTCTTTAGCAACAACAATATGTGATTTCTTAGGATGATTAGGAGTTCGTTTAGGTTTGTTGTAACCACTTACTCCTGCTCTTTCTAGTCTTGAGTCTTTTTTCTTTGCCATTAGTGCACCGTTCTATTAGTTTCAGTATCAACTGTTACTGGATACCAAGTATCATCATCATTGACAACGAGAGTATCTAACTCTCCAATAACAGTTAAACCACTTTGTGATGCTGCTTCATCAGCCTTTTCAAAGCTTGAAGCAACAATGTTAGGTCCTGCAAAGACCTTACCGTAAACCTCCATCTCAGTTAGATATATCTTCATAATCTCCTTCGTCCAGCTCAATCGCCTTTTTCTCAGGGAGAATAAAGATACCTCCACCGGTATTATGGTTTACATCTATCCTATCCGTTTTAGAAACACCAACACGGTCTAGAATAGTCTGAGCAGCTTGTAACTTATTATTGGCTTGAGGTACGGGTTTATTCGACTTCATAACCTCGATAATCTTAAAAGCTGCTGTAGGGGCTTCCCTTGCTAGTACGTCTGAAGCTAAATCGACTACTTCTTCTTTTAAACTTTTTAGTACTTGATAGTGATTGCCTGAGTATCCGGCAAGTTCGGCTGACTTTTTAAAATCTCCTCCGGTTTCAACAAGATGATCTAAAAAAGCTTGTTGTTTCTCGGTAAGATTTCTATCTTTCTTTTCCTGTAAATAGGTTGACATACTTATTATTATAGATACTTGTCAAGGTTTTGTCAAGTTTTTTAAAGTTTTTTCACTTATTTCTGCAAAGGTCTTGACAAATCACGAATAAATGTGTACAATGGAATTGTTAGGTTCCCCCGGTTACATATATAACTAACACCCCCACTACAACCCTTATAAAGCCCCAATGAAGTTTAACAAATTGAAAAGTCAATTAGAGATATTAGTCTTAATATCTATCTTCCTATACGGTACAATCAGTATCACTTAATATTATTCAAAAGTATATATAAAACTTTATAAAGCTTTGTAAAGTTATGGGGCTGGTTAATACTTAAAAATACCTAGAAATGTGTAACCACTATATATATATAGGGGTATAGGGGTGGCGTTCCTGCCCCCCATCACTAGAATTTATAAAGCTTTATAAAAACACCTTATATCAAATCCCTAGCATAATTTTAAAAGCTTGTAAAGTTTTGTGACATTTATTTTTTCCTAGCACAATTTTAAAAATTTTGCAAGTTTTGTGACAATTTTTTTATCCACTTTAAAAATTTTACAAGCTTTACAAGTTTAACCATCTAGTTAATAAGCCCTTATAAAGTTATAAAGTATTATTAGTTTACTTTATAAAGGTTGCATATACTTACTTCTAAGACTTCAAAAGCTTGATTAACCTTCTACTATTCAAAAATCTTTTCAAGCTCTCACAACGCATCTCAGCAATTGTATATATATACAGTAGTTTTCTATGTTTTTGCTATTGACTTTATAATCGTTTCATGTTATGTAAAGCCAAAAAAATAATTTAAAAAAAGTATTGACATTCTTTTTTAGAACTGATTTAATACTCTTAATTCGAAAGGCACTAAAGCCGAATAGATAACCAAAAGGTGAAACTATGGGTATGACTACTGTACTTGATAGTTTTGGACAACCTATTAACATTCATTCTAATGATGTTGATATTGTTAAGCCTAAACTATCAAAGAATGCTTTGCGTAAGCATAAGCGATACGGTGTTCCAATTACCTTTGTTGATAGCTATAAAGAGCCTAAAAAACTTGATGCTGTTGCAAAGGGAAAAGGGATTTTAAGTGAGTATTATAATTTTTTTGATTCTCATAATATTTCTATGAATCCTCGAACACATTTAATAAGAAATGGCTACTAATAAAAAGTAGCCTTTTTTTTATTTTTACTATTGACAAAGTTTTAAAATTTTGGAATAGTATTGTTATTGCTGAATAGCTGAATTAGTGAAAGGCATTTTTAAAAGTTTATATTATAATTGTGCATTAAAAGAGATAGGAATGATTAACACCTATATATAATAAATAATCTTGCACAATAAGGGATATGGAGAAACTCCAGCGTAAAAGTAAATTTAGAGATAACCTGCAAGAAACTCCCCCGACTTTTATAGACATCATTGCGATTATAAAAGAAATTCCCACTTTTGCTGTTTGATGGGTACAAATTAAACAGCATCGATTTATTAACGAGGTAAAACTATGAAAGATAAACTTTTTGAGAGAATCGAAAGGGATTTATTTATTAAATTTATTATGAATAAATTAAATTTAAATGCAAAATATCCTAGTCATTTTCTAATGGCTCAGGCTATCTATGAAGATGCAAAGTTAGGTAGAAATAATTTTGATGACATAGTCAAAAGTTTAGGTTAAATAGCATGACCTTTAACTATGCTATAAACTTTAAAAAAGGAAGTAAATATGTTAGTGAAAAAATTTACTGATAAATATGATGATAGAAAAATATTTTATCATTTCAATATCTTTGGTCTAAAGTTTAGACTTGCTGTTAAAAAGGATAGAGCTTTTAAGATAAGCCCTGAACATCCTAATTACAGTAAAAGAGAATACTTGATTAAGAATATCTATCGCACAAAGATGGGCTATTCTTACGATGGTAAAAATCTGTACACCTTGACAAGATGAAAACAGATATCATTGTAGTATTGGGCATACTTATAATATGCCCTTTACTTTTGTTGCAAATTTTATACACTATTACAGGGTAAAACTATGAAAATTAAATTATTCAAAAGGTACAAAGTTGATCCTATGATTAACTCATGGCATTATCATTTACCACATACTAAAGTGCATGGTTTATTTTTAGTGCTACCTTTCAAAGTATCAGTATTAGTATTGACTTTGAAATATTGGTTTAATGGGTTTAATATGTTTAGCAATGATGAGCTAAAGATATTGCGATTTAGGGTTATGGGGTAAACTATGAAACTATTAACAGTCAATGGCAATCCCAAATTGATGAAGGGCGATAAGATAAGCGATAAATACTTATCAGCTATCATGCACTTATCCCCAATCAATACGAGGATATGCCCATATCAAGATATTGCGAAATGCAAAGAGGCATGTTTAAATACTGCTGGGCGTGGTGGTATCTTTAAGAAGGGCGAAACGACCAATGTTATACAAGAGGCGAGGAAACGAAAAACTAATCTATTCTTGAATGACAGAGATACATTCATGGAGCTACTTGTAAAAGATATACAAGCTTTTGTACGCAAGTGTGACAGACTAGGTAAAAAGCCTTGTATTAGGTTAAATGGTACAAGTGATATTCAATGGGAACAAATAGCAATAGATGGGTATGCTAATATATTCGATATGTTTAGTGATGTACAATTCTATGACTATACAAAGATACCAACGAGAAAAGTATCGCACATTAAAAACTATCACTTGACATGGAGTTATAGCGAGGCGAATGATAAGTATGCGAAACTGTTTGACAGCGTACCATATAACAAAGCAGTAGTATTCAATGGTGGATTACCGAGAATATTCAAAGGCATGAAAGTCATTGACGGAGATACAACGGATATGAGATTTTTAGATAAGGCTAATAGGGTTATTGGTCTAAAAGCAAAAGGCAAAGCTAGGAAAGATGATTCAGGCTTTGTAATACAAACTTTACAAATTGCATAAGGAGAACGAAGATGGAATATGATTATGAACGATTATTAAAAATAACTAATTGTTGGAATACAGTATTTGATAAAAGAGGTAACGAGCCTGATATATTTTTACCATTTAATGAGGATTTGAATGAACTTGATGAACGTGGTAAATTTTATACTATTCAGCCAATAGTACAAGAACTTAAATTATGCGATAGGTTTTGTGAAAAATATAAATCTATAAAAGAAGATGATGAAAAACATTTTGATTTTTTTAATTATCTTATGGATAAATTTACCAAGACCGATAAAAAAGGTATTTGGGTTTCTGAATATCAAGAGTATAAAGAAATGTTTTTAAATATATAGGAGAACGAAGATGAATAAGACAATGTGCTGTTCTATTTGTAAGCAAGATAATATTACTTGGCGAGTATGGGCAGATGAATTAGATAATGTTAAAGGTAGTTGCGAAGATAACTTTGTTTATTGTGATGATTGCGAAGATGAAACTACTGCTATTTTAAAGGAGAGTGAAAATGAGTAATCAACATAATGATTTAATCCTTGAGCAACTTTATCAAGAATGCCTTGACAAGGGTATGACAGAGGAAGATGCGATCAAGGAAACACTAAAACTATTTGAGGAGGTAAGCGAATGAATGATATGTTAGCAGATGTTGTCAATACGATTGTTGATAACTATTACAAAGATCAGAAGGTTATTGATACCAATGAGGATTCTGATCAGACTTATGAAACGAATGAAGACTATTGTATGTGTGGCAAGAAGATTGATGAATGCCCTGATGCATACGATCACATAACGCATGGAGTATAATTATGAGTGATGATAAAAAACTAAAAGAGTTTCGAGTGATTGAAACTTGTACGATAATACGAGAAGCATACATTGAAGCTGAAAGCATGGAGAAGGCAGAAGAGATTGTAGATTCTGATTTATACATGCTAGACTTTGAAGTGACAGAAGAATACACAGATAACATAGAAGTATGGGAGGAGTAGTATGACACTAGTAGAAAAGATGATATCAACAGCATTCTTCAAAGGATACAGTTTATCTTTTGATTATACTAAATATGACGATGATGATAATGCAACCACAGAACGCAGGAGATTAATATCAATATCAGATATGAAATATAATGATGATAGTGATATTTTGATTTGTGGTTGTATTGAGAGTGATGAATATTTAAACTATCGCAAATTCTTTTTAGATAACATGAGTGATATACAAGTATTTAAAAAGATTGATATCGCAGAGCTTGACAGCTAGGTCATTTTGTGGTAATATGTTTCGTGAAGTTTGCGGAAAAGAGGATAGCAATTAAAGTATAAATCCTGTTTGATACAGTAGTCCATACATAGTATCGGCTTAGATATCATATGAACAACGCTTCACAGAATGGTGCTGACGAGATTCACGAGGTCAGTTAAATGAGACTTGTTAAATACTCAAGCCATTCACAACTCATCAGTCCCTAGAGTATGAGTATAAATCTAGAGTAGGGAGTTTGGTTTACTTTAAAACCATGTGGTACTCTCAAAGGTCATAAGGGAGAGCTAAGTTAGTCAATTAAAACAATTGCATACCGAGATTGATAAGCCACACTTTTTAATTTTATAAGGAGGTATAATATGAAAACATATAAAGTAAAAGTAAAAAAACTACAAACAGCTATGGCAATTTATAATGTTAAAGCTGATTCAACTTTGGATGCGTATCACAAGTTTATTGATACAATAAACCCCGATGTTGATTGGGAAGACGATTATGATATTGTTGATGATGTACAATTAGGAATAGCCGAAATAATTTCAGCAAAAGAAATGCAAAAGCAATGTAAAAAAGAGGGTGTGTATATAGGTACAGTTACTAAGCCTTTTATCTTGGCTGATGTGTTAAACGAGGAGAACTAAGATGACAGTACAAGAGAAGATTGAAGACAGTTTGAATAGACATTACAATACTATTCTAACAAAACTAGATGAAGATCAATACAAAAGTTTGATCACTGATTTGATAGTAAGAACATCATTTTATAAGAACTTTGAAACTTTATCAGAGGTTGAGATAATAGTAGCGATAGAAGACTTTCTAAGCTCTCTGATTGAACGATCTTACAGGGACTAGTACCTGATCATTAACCAAATAAACAAGAGCTTATACGAGCTTAGAGTAAAGATGTATTTTTTATGTAACAAAACTTTACTTTTGTTTATTTTTATGTTATAATCTTTATAAAATTTATAATATAATTAATATTTATAATAATTATTATTATAATTTATATTAGAACTTTATAAAACTTTATAAGAGGTATAGTCATGGAAATAATATTAGTTGTTGTTGGTTTTGTTTTTACGATATCATTTACAGGTTTGTATCTGTACTTGGTTGAAACAAAAAAGATAAAACCTGTACCACTTGGTAGGCATGGTGGGTTTGAGGTTAAATATAGTGAGGAACATTACAAAAAATTTGATGAAAAATATAAGGAAGAAAAAGTATGACACAGTATGACGAAAAAGTACAAGCAAGAAAGCTACAACTTGAAGAGGAAGCCAAAGACAATCAAGTCATTGGCATTGATACAAGAATCAAGGATGGGAAGTGGACTAAACAAATAACAACTTATGCAAGTGGCAGAACTGTTACAGAATATGCCGACAAGCGTAGGAAGACAGTCGAGGAGGGCTAAATGAAAAAGAAAAGATATTATTATACAACAAGAGCAATGGTCACAAGTGAGGTTATTGTTGAAGCTGATAGTGAGGAAGAAGCATATGACTTGCTTATGAGTGGTCAAGGTAAAGAAGAAGAAATAGAGTATGACTGTTATTCTGAAGAGTTAGAACATTCAGAGGACATAACTGATGGCTAAGATATGGAACAAGACAACACATACACCGGCTACAACAGGCAGAGGTAAGAAAACAAGTCAAGGTAGAAGGAACATTGGCACTGCTACCATGAACAAAAATAAAAAAGCCAATCTAAAAAAATATCGAGGGCAAGGTAAATGAGAGTTAAAGTTATAGAAACAAAAGAAACTGTATGGGAACTACCGGATAATTATTTTGATAATAAAGATTATGATATAGAGGATTTATCTGATTGTGAAATTGCAAGTCATTTTGAAGCAGGTAAAAAACTTTGGGAAGATACCAAAGTAGATGATATATCTTGGGATACTAGAGTTTTCAATTACGAAACTAATGAATGGGAGGAATTGTAAATGAAAATAATAGCATGGCATATAGGTATCGTTAATGAAGATGGTACTGAAGAAAAAGTAATTGATGTACCTGAATGGGTAGCAAAAAGAGTTGACGAGTTTTTAAATTATCGTGAAACAGATGGAACTACTGAGGAGGAAGTGTGAACATATTTTATTTTTACAAAAGTCCCAAGCTATCTGCTAGGGCACAACCTGATAAGATGCTAGTCAAGATGCCATTGGAAACAGCACAGATGCTATGCACAGCACATAGATTGCTAGATGGCGACAAGTATGCTGATGATCATGGTCTTTACAAACAAGCATACATGAATCACCCATGTACTATTTGGGCTAGAGAATCTAGTGCTAATTATTGGTGGTTGTATGAGCATTTTCTAGCTCTTGGTAGAGAATATACATATAGGTATGGTAAGATACATTTATCAATTGCAAAACTTGGTAGACCACTATTTAAAATACCTGATAACATTACTAGAGGTACAATGACACCACTAGCACAAGCGATGCCGGAGGAATACAAAGATGAGAATCCTATTACTGCTTATCGTAACTACTGCATTAACGAAAAACACTATGCCAAATGGGAACGAGGTCGTGATAAGCCTAGTTGGTGGCATACACAACACAAGGAGGTTGCGTGAAAATACTAAGAGGTAGAATGTACGAAGCTACAAAAGAATACTTACGAGGACAGAGAGAAAAGCATATTGCAAATGCAGAAGTTATGCTTAGTAATCCTGTGGGTATCGGTGAGCATTCTGATGTAGTTGATTCAATTGTCAAAGAGCTTGAGCAAGTTGCACACTTTGAAGACATGCTCAATGCATTAAGAAATCATTTTAAATAAAGGAGAAAGATGAAAAAAGATATTATATTTGGAGGGTTGTTAATCCTTTTACTTGTTGTTGGTACATCAGCTACATTTGAAACAGCAAATAGAATCAATGACAACTCAGATAACTTTAAGGGTATGCGAAAGTCTTTACAGGCTTTACAAACTCAGATAGATGTGACGAATGACACCTATAAAAACTTATGGATACGACAAGATGCTTTGCGATCTAAAATTGATAGCGTTGAGTACGAAACTTCTAAAGATATTTTAGAACTTCTGTCGCTTATTGATAATTTGAGAGAAACGATTGAAAATCCACCTCAACCTGTCGTAATTCCTGCAATTTTACCTGATGAAGTAGGAGCCACAGGAGGCTTCGGAGTGCTTACAGGTAGCCAAGCACTAGGTCAAGGTGGAGAAGGCAACCTAGAGCCTCTCAGTGAGCCTGAGACACCTTCTGAGCCTAGTCCTGTGATTGTAGAACAAGTACCCTGTCCAAAGCCAAAAGGTAGTAAAAACTTTGGAGATTATTTAGGTAATATTACGATAAGAAAATCAGTAGATTTTAGTGTTACCTTTGATCTTGACGAGGGTGATGTAACAAATGTTGTATTCAATGGTACAAACAATTCAAGAATGAAAAGAGCTGTGAAAAACTATCTAAATGATTTAAGTTTTGGTACAGTTACCACAACGGATTGCACATTACCATTTAAAATTAATATATAAGGAGGACTATGAATTATATAGCAGATCAAGAACAATATTCAAGACTTCTAACCAAAGATGAATACAGAATATTCACAGAGTATCTTGATGATAACTATGAAGAACTGTATTCAAATAAGGTTGGGTACATGGTCGAGAAGATTGATAATAAATTCAAGATAACTTTAACAGATAATACGATTATATCTTTTGAAGATATTTTGGGTTAGGGTATTGACTTTCTCAACAAGATCGAGTATAATGCGTTTCACAACAAAGCCAAAAAAGGAGAAATAAATATGGCAATACAAGAAGGAATAGCCTATTGGGCTAGTGTAACAACTCCAAACACTAAGTTTGAACCTGTGTATACAGTGGATTTAGTATTGGAGGATTCAGTCGCTGATGACTTTGAAAGACGAGGATTCAAAGTAAAGAATCTTACTGTCAATGATGAAGTTGTTGGTCGGTCTGTGAACTTTAAAAGAAAAGTGAATGGTCCTAATGGGATGGTTCGCAAAGCACCAATGCTTGTTGATGCTAACAAAGTCCCTATGGATGAGTTAGTAGGCAATGGTTCTAGAGTTAAAGTTCAATACAATGAATGGGAAGTTTCTAACAAGTATGGAAACTTTAAAGGTCTTGATTTTCAAGCCATGCAAGTAATTGATTTAGTTCAGTACAAGTCAGGTGATGGTGCTGAGTTTGAATCTATTGAAGGTGGGGAGGAATTTTAATCATGATCATAACCATTAAAAATGATGAAGGAGTTGAAACCAACTTTGACATCAACAACATTAGTGATGAACAGAAGAAGCAGGAAGCTACTGTTATTGTGCAAAAGGTCGGTAATTTGCAGGTCACTATTGAAGCTCTAGACTTTGCTTCAAGAACACATCGAGCTAACTTAGAACAGTTACTCACAGGATGTGAAGAGGCAATTGTAGAGCAAGAGAATGCTACTGAGGAAGAAGAAACATCTACCGATCAGTAGTTACTACTAACTAAAGCACTCTGAAATATGGGTGCTTTTCTTTTTCAAGGGTCAAACATGGAAAAAAATCTAAAATTTATTAAGTATCATCAACCATGTCCTGCTTGTGATAGCAGTGATGCGTTGTCAGTTAATGAAGATGGTTCAGCTAAATGCTTTAGTTGTGATGAGTTCTTTCCGAACTTTCTCAAAGAAAGCACTGCTGAAACTCTAGTCAAATCACAACCTGTGCAAGAAACAGTTAGAGAATTGAATGCTCATGGGGGTGTCTTTGCCAAACTTTCAGATAGAAATATATCAAAAGAAACAGCAGAAAAGTATGGAGTAAAAGTTGTCTACGATCAGGCAGGTAAATTAGCTCAACATATTTATCCTCTGTATATCAATAATGAACTTACTGCAAACAAAGTTAGATATGTTCGTGATAAGAAATTTTCTTTTGATGTATCACCATCAGGTGTTGGATTGTTTGGACAACAATTATTTAAAGAAGGTGGGAAGTATCTCACCATTACAGAGGGAGAGTGTGATGCTATGGCTGCCTATGAACTACTTGGTAGTAAGTGGGCAGTTGTCTCCATTATCAGAGGTGCTCAATCTGCTGTCAAAGATATCAAAGAAAACTTAGAATATGTAGAAAGTTTTGATAATATTGTTATCTGTTTTGACAAAGATAAACAAGGTAGAGAAGCAGCTAGGAAAGTTGCTACTATAATCAAGCCGGGTAAAGCAAAGATTGTAACTTTACCTAATGGATATAAAGATGCAAACGACATGCTTTTTAAATCTAATTACAAAGAATTTACTAATGCTTGGTGGGATGCAAAGATTTATACTCCAAGTGGTATCATTAGAGTATCTGAAAAACAAAAAGCATTTTTAGATCGTGAGAAAAAAGAGAGTGTTCCTTATCCTTGGCAAGGTCTGAATGAAAAACTTTACGGACTTAGACAGGGTGAGTTAGTAACTCTGACAGGTGGTACAGGACTTGGTAAGTCAAGTATTACAAGAGAGTTAGAACATTGGCTTGTAAAAAACACCAATGACAATGTAGGAATCATAGCATTAGAAGAAGATTGGAGGAGAACTGTTGATGGTATTCTTTCAATTGAAGCTAATGCTAGATTGTATGTTGATCAAGAACGAGAGAAGTTTAATCAAGATACATTGATTGATATGTTTGATAAAGTATTTGCAGAGGATAAAGTATTTATCCATGCTCACTTTGGAACAAATGAGATTGATGATATCTTCGCAAAGCTCAGATACTTAATTGTAGGCTGTGATTGTAAGTGGGTTGTGGTGGACCATTTACATATGTTGGTGTCTGCATTAGCAGAAGGTGATGAGAGAAGAGCTATTGACAATATCATGACTAGACTTAGAAGTTTAGTTGAAGAGACCGGTGCAGGTCTTATACTTGTGTCCCATCTAAGACGTGTAGATGGTAACAAAGGACATGAGAATGGTATTGAAGTTAGCCTCTCTCATCTTCGTGGCTCAAACAGTATCGGTCAGCTTAGTGATTGTGTGATAGCCTTAGAAAGAAACCAACAATCCGATGATCCTGAAGTTGCTAGGACAACAAGATTAAGAATACTTAAATCTAGGTACACCGGAGATGTTGGGATGGCTACCTCATTGATCTATGACAAAGATACAGGTAGATTATCTGAGGTATTTGATAATGAGTTTAATGTTGAAGACGATATTATAAACTCTTTTTAGGATATAATTATGGAATTAGTATTTGATATAGAAACAAACGGATTACTTTGGGAATATACAGCAAAGAATTCAGAAACAGGAGAGATGGAAACACATCCTGCTGCTGATAATATTTGGTGTATTGTTGCCATTGATGAAAATAATAAAGTATATTCATTTGATCCTACTCAAATTGACGAGGGCATTGAGTTTCTAAAGTCAGCCGATACTCTAGTTGGTCACAACATCATTGGCTTTGATCTCCCTGCAATTAAAAAACTCAAGCATGTTGATCTCTACAAACATGCTAAAGTACTTGATACCTTGACCCTATCAAGACTGTTACACCCAACAAGAGACGGTGGACACAGTTTAGAGAAGTGGGGATGGAAGCTCAATTGCCCTAAGTCAGACTCACCTGATTTTAAATCTTACAGTAAACAAATGATGGACTACTGTATTCAAGATGTAAAATTAAATAAGTTAATATTGGAAAAGCTTAGATCAGATAGTGCAGGGTTCAGTAAAGATTCTGTTGATCTTGAACATGAATCATGTAGAATATTATCTGATCAAGAGTTTAATGGTTTCTTATTTGATGAAAAGAATGCTACTCTTTTACTAAGCTCTTTGAATCAAAGAAAGAAAGAGGTCGAAGATGAGGTACACAATACATTCAAACCTAGAATGGTTGATGTTAAAAGAGTGTTCCCTAAACTTAAAAAAGATGGTACACTATCTAAATCAGGACTAACTGCTGAAGAGTATGAAGCTAGAAAAGATACAAATAATATAGATTCTTTTATGCGACAAGAGTTACAGGAGTTTAATCTTGGAAGTCGTAAACAGATCGGTGAATACTTAATTGACTTTGGTTGGAAGCCTAAAAGATTTACAGCTACAGGTCAACCGATTGTTGATGAGGGTACACTTAAAAAGATATCTCACATTAAAGAAGCTCAGTTGATTGCTGAGTTTTTACTGTTACAAAAACGAGCTGCCCAAGTTGAGTCTTGGATTGATGCTGTCAAATCAGATGGTAGAGTTCATGGTTCTGTAATATCAACAGGAACAATTACAGGTAGAATGGCTCATAGGAATCCTAATATGGCTCAAGTACCAGCAGTCTACAGTCCTTATGGTAAAGAGTGTAGAGCTTGTTGGACTGTTCCTGATGGTTATAAACTTGTAGGTGTAGATGCAAGTGGATTAGAATTAAGAATGTTAGCACACTACATGGCTGACGAGGAATATATAAATGCAATTATCAACGGAGATATTCACACAACTAACCAAGAGTTTGCTGGACTTGAATCAAGAGATCAGGCAAAAACTTTCATCTATGCCCTCATCTACGGTGCAGGAGATGCAAAAATTGGAAGCATCATTAAAGGAAGTAGAGCAGAAGGTAAGCAGTTGCGAGAACGCTTTTTTGGTAGTCTACCAACACTTAAGTCTCTTAAGGAACGAGTTGACAGAGCAGCTAAGAAAAGATTCTTAAAAGGTTTAGATGGTCGTAAGATATATGTACGACATGAACATGCTGCTTTAAATACTTTATTACAAGGTGGTGGTGCTGTTGTAATGAAACAAGGAATGAGAATGCTAGATGAAAGATTACGTTTAGCTAATCTAGATTATAAGTTTGTTGCAAACATACATGATGAATGGCAAATCGAAGTAAGAGAATGCCAAGCTAATCGGGTA